GCTAACTTTACGATTTGCAAACGGCTTAGAGACTTATACAATAGGATCACAGTATCAAGTGTTATTTTTGATTCACCTATTGGGCCTGAGATATTAACTTCTAGTCCAGAGGGCAAGTTTCAAACACAAATCAGAGTAACATTTGAAATATTTGAGGATCTTTAATCATGCCAAAACTTGAAATCACAGAAGAAATGCTTGACGCAATCGAAGCTGTAAAGGGTAGAAGAGATCCAAATTATTGGGACGGAAGATGTAAAAGATATATGGAAAATCAAAAGACAAAACAAAAAGATGTAAAAAAAGCTGAAAAAGGTTAATATATTTATAAATAATTCTTTTTAAATCATGGCAGCAGTTAGAGGCGATCTAGGAAAGCTTATGTTTGAGAACGCTGGCGGCACAGAAGCCGAGATCGGTAGTCTTAGAGCATGGTCACTAGATATAACAAAGGACACATTAGAAACCACTAAAATGGGTGACACATTTAAAAGCCGTATTGGTGGTTTAATAGATGGTTCTGGTTCTGCAACCCTTTTGTATGACAATGCTGGAAACTCTGATTATCAAGCTTTTATTGATGACATAATTACAACAGGTGATGCTGGTGACGCTTTATTTGAATTATTTCCTGATAGTGGAGCAGCTTCTAAAAAAATTGGTTTTGCTGGTATTATCACCAACGCTACTTATGGAGCAACTCTTGGAGAAATACAGGAAGTAAATATTACTTTTGAAACAAATGGAACTATTACTTCCGCTATCTAATAACATTTAAAAACTTCGCATTTTATTTATGGCATCTAAAAGAACAATAGACCTTCTTACAGAATCTTATAAGGAGGAAATGACCACTAGAAGAAAATACGAATGGAAAAATTCTAATGGTGATGTGATCGAAACTTTATATTTTAAACCTTTAACCAGATACGATAGAAAAAAAGCTCAAGCTGCTGCTGGAACAGAGGAAGCGTTGACAATGACAACTCATGTTCTTTGTCAAATGGCAGAGTTGGAAGATGGCAGTAAAGCATTTAATATGGCAGATGCCGCAGAATTACATAGATTTATTCCAGAAAATGTTTTAAATGAGATTGAATTATTTTTATTTGATATAAAGCTTGATATAAATACAGCAAAAAACGAATAAGAGGGGATAACTGGCTAAACTTTGAGTTTTTCCTAGCAACAGAACTTGGTAAGACATTGCAAGAATTAAGATTATCTTTGACAGAGGAAGAGTTAATATATTGGGCTGCTTATTATGAAATTAAGTATGAGAACGAAAAAAGACAATCTGATCGTCAAAGAGCCAAATCAAGGTAATATATAATAAAGACTTTTTTTTATTAGTGGCACAGGCAAATGTAAAACTTACTGTTGATGCTACAAGTGCCACCAAAGCATTACAAGGTGTTCAAGGTAAGACAACACAACTACAAAGATCATTTGGTGGATTACAGACGGCTATTACTGGTCTTGGTCTTGGTTTATTAGCAAGACAAGCAATAAATACATCTGCAAATTTTGAAAAATTAAATGTCAGATTAGGACTATTAACAAAATCATCTGGAACATTTGCAAGATCACAAGAATTAGCTGCAAAGGCACAAAAATCATTTGGTTTAAGTGCAACAGAAGCGTTAGAAGGAATTACAGATATAACAGCAAGATTACAGCCTTTAGGAGTAAGTGTAGAAGAAATAAAAACAACATTTTTTGGTTTTAATACAGCAGCAAAATTAGCTGGTGCATCTGCTATAGAAAGTTCAAACGCTTTTAGACAGTTAGCTCAAGCATTAGGTTCTGGACGTTTACAAGGTGATGAATTTAGAAGTATTTCTGAACAAATTCCAACAATTCTAAAACCAGTTGCAGATGAACTTGGTACAACTGTTGGAGAACTTAAAAAGTTTAGTAGTGAAGGAAAAATTACAAGCGGTGTAGTTATTAGAGCATTAAAAAAAATTGAAACAGAAGGCGGGGCATCTTTACAAGCTTTACTTAAAAATGATCCTACACAAGTTTTTAAAAATTTAAGTAATGAAACAGAAAACTTATCAAGAGCTTTTGGAGATCAATTAAATCCTGCAATTTTACCTGTTATAAGAAGTATTACAAATTTAACAGCAGCTTTTACAGAATTTATAAATTCCCCTGCTGGCTCAGTTGCTTTATTATTTACAGGAATCGGGGTAGCTATAAAAGGAGTTTCAGTTGTAACACCAATTTTATCTGCACAGGCAATAGCCTTAGGTTTAAAATTTAAAGGTTTAGCAGTAGGATCTCAAATATTTACAGGTCAGTTAATAGCTACAAAGGCCACACTTGCTGCAACATCTGTTGGTTTTGCCACTGCGACTGCTGCTGCAAATGCTTTCAAATTAGCACTTGCAAAAACTGGAATAGGAATTGCAGTTATAGCTTTAGGAGCTTTAGCTGCAAAATTTTTAGAAAATAAAATTAATGCTGAAGCTAGTGCTAAAGCGGCAAAAGAATTTGATAATAATATAAAAGGAATTAAAGAGACAGCAGATAATTCTGCACTTGCATTGAATGAACTAGCTATATCAGCAAAAGAATTAAAATTAGCTAATTTAAAAGATGTTGGTCAGTTTGGCATTAGTGAAATTGTAATTAAAGATCAAATTAAAGCTTTAAAAGAAAGAAATAAAATTTTAAAAGGAGAAAAAGGAAGAGATAAACAAATAGATAAAGATAAAAAATTTAATGACTTTATTATTAAAAATTTAAAAGAACAAACTAAACTTAATGCTTTGATAAATGGACAAACAGAAGAAGAATTTAACTTGCAAGAACAAATTAGACAATTGAAAGAGCAATTTGGAATACAAGATTCTGAAGAATTAATAAAACAACTACAAATTACAGAGGGTTTGAAGAAAAAATTAAAATTAATAAAACAAAGTGAAGAAGCAGCAAAAGCACTTAAAGAAAAGTTTATGGAAATAGGAAAAGGTATAGAAGATGGAATTGTGTCAAACCTTACCGATGCTGTTATGGGTACAAAAACACTTGCTCAAGCAGCGATAAGTGTATTAAATGATTTAAAACGTAAATTAGTTGAAGTTGCGATTCAAAGAGCTGTTGCTGGTATAGGTGATTTTATAGGCAGTGCATTAGGTGGAATATTTGGTGGAGGAGGTTCTAGAAATCAATTTATCGGCAGAGCTTCAGCAGATGCTTTTAGAGCAAATGGTGGCCCTGTTTCTGCTGGTGGTGCTTTTGTAGTTGGCGAGAAAGGTCCAGAATTATTACAGATGGGTTCAAGAGGTGGCAATATTATTCCAAATAACCAGTTAGGAGGTGGTACAACTAATATTGTTAATGTTTCCGTTGATGCGTCTGGTAGTTCTGTGTCAGGTAATAATCAAGATGCACAGGCACTAGGTAATGTTATAGGTGCTGCTATTCGTGCAGAACTTATTAAAGAAAAACGTGCAGGGGGTTTATTAAGTAGGTAATGGCAACTTTTCCATCAATACAGCCAACATATTCTGGCTTTAGAAAAACAAGCTCACCAAAGGTTAGGACAACAGCTTTAGGTGATGGGTATCAGTTCAGAGCTTTATTTGGCTTGCCTTTAACACAAGACCCTAAAGTATATGATCTTACTTTTGTAGTGTCTGAAGAGCAATCAGATATTATTGAAGCCTTTTTAAGAAGCAGGGTCAACGATCAGGCAAGCTTTGATTTTACTCCACCAGCCGAAGGGTTTACAAAAACAGGAACATATTCACAGTCAGGAACAACAGTTACAGTAACAATTTCCAATCATGGACTTGCTATTGGTGATGTCGTAACTATTGACTACACATCTGGCTCTGCTGTTGATGGTTCTTTTGCAATAGTTACAACGGCTGATGATAATACTTTCACTGTTACGGCTGCCGCAAGTGCCACAAACTCAGGAAATGTTTCTGTGACTTTATCTGGTGCTGGTAAATTTATTTGTAAATCTTGGTCAAAACAAATTCCATATAACAACAGGTCTATAATTACAACAACATTTGAGGAGGTATTTGAACCATAAATGGCAATCCCTACCGCAGAACTTCAATCTTTATCTAATAAATCAATTATAGAGTTGTATTCAATAACTCTTGTTTCTGCATTGCATGGTTCAACAAATGTAAGTCGCTTCCATTCTGGTGTAGGCATGAACAGCAACGCTTCAATAATATGGCAGGGCAACACATATGATAAGTTCCCAGTTATTGCTGAAGGGTTTGAATACACAGGAAAAGGAACGCTGCCAAGACCTACTCTGACAGTCTCAAATATTCTTGGAACTATTACAACACTAATGGCAGGTGCAAACGCTACAACACCATTTAATGACTTACAGGGAGCAAAATTTATAAGACATAGAACAATGGCTCAGTTTTTAGATGCTGCGAACTTCCCATCAAATCAAAATCCCTTTGGCACTCCATCAAGTACAACAGAATTACCACAGGAGATATATTTTATTGATAGAAAAGTTGTAGAAAATAGAGAAATAGTACAATTTGAGTTGGCTAGTGTTCTTGATTTAAATAATATTCGCTGCCCTAAATTACAGGTGACTAGAAAAGATTTTCCCTCTGTTGGTACTTTTGTAAACGCATGAACTGGAAAGAGCAAGCTGCTATACACGCTGATAAACAAGCTCCTAAGGAGTCTTGCGGCTTGTTGGCTATTATCAAAGGCAAAGAAACTTTTTGGCCTTGTGAAAACCTTTCAGAGTCACCAGATGAGTTTTTTGTCATAGATCCAGATAATTGGGCAGACTGTGAAGATGAAGGAGAACTTATTGGAATAATTCATTCACACCCTTATGGTTCTGCTTTACCATCTGAAGCGGATAAAGCATCTTGTGAGCATCTTGGTTTACCTTTTTATATTTATAGTGTTGAGCAAAAAAATTGGATAGATTTTGAGCCATCAGGTTATACATCTGGTTTATATGGTCGCACTTGGATTTGGGGTAAGCAT